ATACACGGCTCATAATATTTACTTACCTCATTAGCATTTAAAACGCCGTATGAGTATGCGATTCTTTTTTCTTCGCGTGTCCCGCTGATTTGTATATTTAGTAGGGTGGCCATAACTTTGAATCGAAGAACGGGCGGTAAGTAATGAAGATTATATCCCATAAATCCGCCTTCAACACGCTTGTAAGGATACACCAGAGGGAAGGTGTCGTAATATGGAAGGCTGTCTTTTGTTTTGGGGTCGTAATAATATAAGTATAATTGCCCGGGCATCAATCGACGAACTAGTAAATCATTACTTGACATTAAATTAGATGGCTTAAACTTTTGACGACCTAAGTCAGCGATACGTTCCTTATACCAATTGACTGATGCCTCTTGGTCCTTTCCCGTAAATCTTAAATTCTCGAATGGATTACTTGTTGCCATTTATTTTTAATTCATCCTCAGTGAGAACAACGAATTTCCAGTTTCTATCTTCACAAAACTCTCTTGCAGCTTTCCATTTTGCTTGATTGACACCATATGTAAACACTTCTTCTAGAAATTGTTTTGTTACTCTTTTAGGTTTTACAGGTTCTTCTGTGAACTTTTTTGGTTTTATTTCGATCAGATACTTTTCAACCTTCCCTGTTTTGTCTTTTACTTTCATATAAAAGTCAACAAAGTACCTATGCACTCGCTTATCAACAGGAGATACATAAGGTATAACAGCAATTTCTGATCCCCATTCAAGAATTGCATCTGTGCTATCACACCAATTCATAAACTTAAGTTCCCAACTGCTGCGGTAAATAACATTATTATAATCACCGCGATACTTTTCTGGGCGCTTAACTTTATATTTTCCTTTATAAGTTTCTTTATACACGATAAATATTCAATTATAACACATAAGTATTTATAACGCCATGACAGATCGCAATAGTATCTTAGAACAGTTCAACACTGATCAAATCTTAGGAAGAGGGTTGGGCGGGCGTGAAATACGTAAACCCGGTTCAATTAATCAATCGAATCAAGGTCCTTATAATGTAAATCAGTTAGCTTACCCGGAAGACATTTCAAATCGAGCAGACTTACAACATTATGTTATGTTTTTTATAAATGTACGTGGCAAAACCAAATTTAAACCAGCAAGAACAGTTGATGTGGATGTAAGTAGTAGAGGACAAAATACGATTAGTCAAGAAGGATTAGCTACAACCGCAATAGTTGGAGCAGGGATTGCGGCAGCAGGGGCTGCAGCTACGGGGTCGATAGTAGGGAGGGCAGTGAGAGGTTCAGTTCGTGGAAAAGCGGCGAATGCATTAAAAATGGCAACCGAAAAAGGACGAGGCATAGCGGGCGCACTTACCGCAGGTGCTATAGGTGCAGGGGGAACAGCTGCACTTCAGCAATTATCTGAAACATTTTCAGTAAAAGAACCCGAAAGAACAACCGATGCAATCATGCTTCCGATTGAATCGATACCATCAGTTAAATATTCGATGAAGTATAAAGACTTTGATTTCGGTATGCTGGGAGGTATTTTAGGGGGATCTTCGGCAATCGATTCAAACATTGCCGGAAAAATGGGTGAAGGTGTGGCTGCGGCCATCGCCTCGATAGGAAAATTAGCTAGTGGTGTGCCGGGATTGGGTGGTGTAGGTGAAACAGCAGTTCAAGCAGGAAAACTAGCCGCAAAGGTGGCTACAAATCCATTTAAAGAAGTTCTATTCGAGGCGGTAAATTTTAGAACTTTCGGATTTTCTTACACTTTTCTACCTAAAAGCTTGTCTGAAGTTTACAATGTAAAAAGAATTATAGATCTTTTTAAGTTTCACATGCATCCCGAGTTGTCAAAAGACGGATTATTTTACATTTACCCATCTGAATTTGATATTCAATATTATTTTCAAGGTAGACAAAATGAATTTCTGCATAAAATAAGCACATGTGTGTTAACGGACATGTCAGTTAACTACGGTAATGAATACTTTTCATCTTTTAGAGAAGGTGAACCCACTGAAATTCGTATGAACTTGACATTCCAAGAAACAGAATTGTTGACTAAAGAGCGAATAAGTAAGGGTTATTAAGATGACGTACTTTTCAAGGTTTCCTTATGTTGCTTACACTGTTGATTCTGGTGCAACGTTCTCAGTTGTCGCTGACATACTAAGAAGAATTTCAGTAAGTCAAGAAACAAAAGAAAATTATTCATTGTATGAACAATACACAGTAAAAGAGAAAGAAACTCCAGAGATCGTTTCTTTTAAATTTTACAATGATTCACAATATCATTGGCTTATTCTCTTGATAAACGATATAATTGATCCCAGATTTGGTTGGCCATTAACCGAGAAGCAATTATACGATTATGTAAACACGAAATATGGCTCTGCTGCATCAGATATTAGATACTATACAATTTCACAGTCTGATTTAACACAAGTGGATCCAACACAAAAGTATGATTTAAAAGTAATTAATCCTGGATCTCCGAGCGGATCAGACGGTGCAGATGTTTATCCCTATGCAGATGCATATGCAGTAACCAATTTTGATCATGAGTCAAGAGAAAACGAAAAGAAAAGAAACATTCGTGTTTTAAGACCTCAATTTCTATCAGCTTTTATAGCGGAGTATGAGGCAGCTATAAATGGCTAATGCAAGAGAGTATAATTATCCCGGACAAGTTGATTTTGAATTTTTAAAGTTAATCTCATCTAATGGATTAGTTGTTGATTTAAATGATTATCTTATTGAATTTAATTTAGTTGAAGATATCTTTTCAAACTTTTTGCATGGGCAAATTTTAATTAACGATTCGAACAATATACTTTCAAAATTGCCCATCATCGGCGATGAAATTCTTATTGTTAGTTATGGCACTCCCTCACTACAATCTTATTTTAGAAAAGTTTTTCATGTATATTCTGTTACAGATCAAACTACTGTTTCAGACAATAATACACAAACGTATATTCTTCACTTTTGTTCAATCGAAGCAGCATTTGATGCAAACATCGCCGTTTACAAATCCTTTAATGGAAACGTTTCTGATGTTGCGTTTGAAATATATGAAACCTTCTTAAAAAACGACAAGTATGTCAAGTTCACTGAGACAAGCATCGAATCATCTGATAGCTTACAATCGCAGTTTCTATATTCAGAAACACAAAATAAGTTAAAATTTATTAGTCCCGGTTGGTCGCCCGCTAAGTGCATTAATTGGTTATGTTCAAAAGCGATACCCAGAGATGGAAAAGCATGTGATTTTCTTTTCTGGGAAAGCACAGCGGGATTCTTCTTTTCCAGCATAGAAGATTTATTGTTTGAGGCGGAGAAAACAAACAAAGTCGCAGGTGAATACTATTACATTCCGGCGGGAAACTTCGAGTCGTCTGATGTTTTTAAGCAGCTTTTCATGGCGCAAAGTTTTCAGGTAGTGAACTTTAATGACAATTTAAAGAATTATTTAAATGGATTCTATGCGAACAAAATTATAACGTTTGATCCCATTACAAAAAAGTATGCCTCAAAGGATTTCGATTATCCCACCGAATACGATAATTTTACCCATACCGAAGGTAAACTAAGTGTGGCACCCTTTGCAAAAGAAGTTTTTCGTAATTCAGATTCATACGTAAAAATATATCCGTCAAATGCTAAACTTTTTTCAGGTATAACAAACAATTATACTGAACGCATGATTGATATTTTTGGAAATCGACATACTAAATTAAGTGAATTGGATAACTTCAAGATTAATTTAACGGTACATGGCAGATCAGATTTATATGCAGGTGCAATGATAAAATTTAATTTTCCTGACACAACTCACCATGAATCATCAAATGATTTTGGAAACGATAGTTTATATTCAGGAACATATTTAGTTTCAACTATTCGACATAAAATTAATTTTCGAAATCACGTAATGATTTTGGAACTCATCAAAGACTCTTTCGCTAAAAAATCATGATATTAAAACAAACATTTAACTGGTGGGTGGGTGTTGTAGAAGATAGAAACGATCCGGAGAAATTGGGTCGCGTGCGTGTACGCATATTTGGATACCATACACCTGATAGATCATTATTACCCATAGAAGATTTACCCTGGGCTGTTATAATGCAACCCACAACATCTGCTGCAGTATCAGGTATCGGATCTGCACCTGTCGGATTAATGACGGGTAGTTGGGTTGTAGGTTTCTTCCTTGACGGCGATGATATGCAACAACCACTGGTCATGGGTTCGTTGGGGGGTATGCCCGCTCCGTTACCAAAATGTGAAGCAAACACACAACTAGAGCAACAATACCCGCCAAATGTTGTCAGATCATCAGACGGATCTCCTGTTTTAGATGGTTCGGGCAATCCGATTGTAACTCAACCATTTAGTATTAATCCAAATATAGGAACGTTACCTCCCTTAAATCAAACACAAGTTCAACAATTAATGGATGCAATCGCTAAAAAAGAATCTAGCTCTATACCTGGAGGAATACAAAACTACGAAGCCCAAAATAGATTGGGTTATGTCGGAAAATATCAGTTTGGAGCAATGGCTCTTGCAACTTTAGGTTATGTCAAAGTAGGAAATAATCAAAAATTAACCAATGATGTATTAGATAATTCTGAAAATTGGACAAATAAAAATGGATTAAGATCAAAAAGTGAGTATATTAAACAAGGGCAGAAGCAAGAAATTATAATGTTTGAGAATTTAACATTTAATTATAATGTGTTAAAAAGAAAGGGTGTAATTAATAATAATGATGAAGCGGGAAAGGTTGCAGGTTTATTAAGCGTCTCTCATTTATTAGGTGCGGGAGGCGCCGCCGCTTTTGCTTCAGGAAAAGACAGTAAAGACGGAAATGGAGTCAGCGGCAGAACATATTATGAGATAGGCGCTTTGGCTGTGGGCCCGTCGATTCCTCTTGAAAATGCGGCTGCGTCGAATATACCCGCATACGCTCGACCACAAGATTCTTTAAACAATATGGAGGATCTGGAACCTCGACCCTTTTCTGATCCAAATAATGAATATCCTAAATGTGATTATTCGAATCAGCCAGACACAAATAAGTTAGCAGCAGGAAATACTGAGAAAACAATTGTCGAGAAAAAAAGAACCACTAGAAGAGAAGATATACCTGTAGTCACTGGGGAACCGTGGGATGAACCTTTTCCCGCTTTTTGTGCAAAATATCCTTATAATCAAACGTTTGAAACAGAGGCGGGACATATTGTTGAGTTTGACAATACACAAGGCCAAGAAAGAATACACGTGTACCACAAAGCGGGTACATTTATCGAAATTGATGTAAATGGATCAATGGTTAGAAAGACAGTGGGGGATAATTATGAACTCATAGAACATAATAATTATCTGTATACTCGAGGGGCTTATAAGCTGACGGTTGAAGGGGCCACACAAATACTTGTGAAGAATAAAGCTGATATACAGATTTATGGCGAAACAACCGCAACAATCAATAATAAGCTGAACTTAAATGTTGCAGGAGACATAAACGTTGTAACCGGAGGGGCCTTCAATATAAAAGCAACAGGTGACTTTAATGTAATCGCACAAAATACCAACATCGATGGCGGGTTAATTAACATGAATTCAGGAACTGCTGCGACAGCCGCAGGAACTGTGCCTGACAAGCTCTCTTACGAAGAAACTGATGTTAATCCTTTACAAAGGCCTGAGTGTAATCAAGATGCGTTTGATTTAGATGCGGGGGAGCCCGGGGCCGAGGAAATTCATCAAAGGCAAGTAACTAACGGCGAGGTTGTCGAAACAAAACCCGCTGAGGGTGGTGCATCTGAACCTAAAGCAAACGATGTTGCGATATTAGATTGTGATTGCAATGAATTTGAAGGAATTTCTTTCTTCTCTGACGGAATACAATTATCCAAACATTTCAACTTAGGTCAATTATCTTCTCGAGCAGTTGTAGTTAAAGAAAAAGTTACTTCTCAAAGAGGATTGACAACAGGACAAATTGTATGCAACTTGAAAAATCTTGCTGTTAACTGTTTGGACAAAATAAAAGATCAGTATCCGGACATGATAGTAACAAATGCATTCCGTCTTGATGTAACAGGCAGAACAAACGTTTCAGATCATGGAATGGGCATGGCTGCAGATCTACAATTCCCCTCAGTTAGACCCTCTCAGTATTATGAGATAATTAATTGGATCGCTGATAATGTTCAGTATAAGCAATTACTGCTTGAATACGGCGGGGGGGCAAGAAACCCATGGATTCACATTGCTTTTGACAAGACGGGCCAAAAGGCTGCTTTACCGATTGGAACATTCAAAGATCACCAAGTTTACGCACGAAACAAATTTATAAATCTATCTTAATATGCCTTTAACGCCGGGAGTCGCAATACTTAGATTGTTCGGAAATTATGAAGGATTTCCTGATCCTCCTTTAGGGTTTTCAGAAACAGAAGAAGAATTAAAAGATATATACGAAAATACTACAATATCATTTGATATTCTTTATCAGCTCGTTTATCCGGGTTTATTAGAAGGAGATCCTGTAACAAACGTAACGACAAAGATCGATTTAGTTTCATATACAACAGATGTATCAGGTTTAAGTGCTACAAAAGTGTCAGATCAAGTTATTCGTGTTTCGGGTACTCCATCTGATATATTTACTGATGGGTTTTATAAAGTTTTATTAAAAGACAAAAAGACATTAAAAGAAATAAAAAATGACGCGGGAGAAGAATTTTTAACAATTGTACAATGGGCAATACCTTCTATAAAAATTAAAGAATTTACACATAATGTAACAGTTAAAATTACCAATCTTGATGATGCATCTTTTGATAATGATTCAAATGTTTTAATTCAAACGGCTTATTGGAAATATGATGCGGCTGCTACAACTTTTCGTAATCTTCTTGATAGGAGTGATATATAATGCCTGCAGTAGCACGTGCCAATGGTACAGACACTGTATTTTCTCCTGATGGTGAAGGCCCAGGTAAACCGAACTGTCGCTTGCCATTAAATACAAACACAGGTCCTGCCACTGTTACAAATGTTTTAATTGAGGGTGTTCCTGTTGTTGTAGAAGGTGATTTACCTGCTGCACATAATAGAACAGGTTGTATACCCGATACACAAGTTTTATCAACATTCTCATCAAAAGTTTTTGTAAATGGAAAACCTATTGGAAGAATTGGTGATAATTATGGAGATAACATAATTACATCTGGAAGTTCAAAAGTTTTTGCAGGTTAAAATTTAACTACAATAAATACTTTTATGGCAAATAAAACTCGTACCTTTTCAGATATAAATTTAAATTTTACCTCGCACCCCTCAACTGCAGATGTTGTCAAAGTAGAAGACGAAGATGCAGTAAAAAGTGCGATACGTAATCTTATTTCGACTAAAAATTTTGATCGCCCCTTTCATCCTGAGATAGGGTGTGCAATACACCAATTGTTATTTGATAACTTCACTCCATTAACTTTACAATTAGCAAGAAAAGCAGTTGAGGATATTTTACGTGCTTATGAACCGCGAGCTGATATTATCGACATAATTGTTTCAAATACACAAGATCAAAATGAAGTAACAACTCTTATTAATAGGAACAGGTAATGGCTACCAGTTTAAAAGTATCTGAACTTGATTTTGATGAAATCAAGAAAAATTTAAAGGATTTCTTCAAACAGCAATCCGAATTTACCGATTATGACTTTGAAGGTTCAGGTCTATCTGTTCTGATTGACACTCTTGCGTATAACACACATTATAACGCCTTTTATTTAAACATGGCAGTGAATGAGGTGTTCATTGACAGCGCGGTTAAGCGTGAGTCGGTTGTTTCTCTTGCTAAATTATTAAATTACACACCCAGAAGTGCAAAAGGTGCTATAGCTAAGTTAAATATCACGGTTAATGGAGTACAAGGATTTCCCGGTGTTTTAAACATCGACAGATACACAGCGTTTACAACAGTAATTGATTCAAAAACATATACATTTTATAATCTTGAACCTGCAGCAATTATTCCTTCAGCGGGAATATATTCATATGAAGGTTTAGAAGTGCATGAGGGTATCTTTGTAGTAAACAAATATAACGTGGGAGAAGGTCCTGGTCCCGCCCAAAAATTTGTAATACAAAATAGAAACATCGACACCGATACTCTGAAAGTATCTATTCAACCTTCTTCAACATCGACTCAAAGCACCGCTTATGCAAAATTTACGAAAGATATTACCGAATTAAATCCCGATGCTGAAGTATATTTTCTTGAACAAAACGCCTTTGGATTTTATGAAGTATACTTCGGTGATGGTGTTTTGGGTAAAATATTATCAGCAGGAAATCAGGTAACATTAGAGTATCTTGTTTCTAATGGTAGTGTTGCAAATGTTTCCGATAAAATTCCTCAAACATTTAGCATTGGAACATCAATACAAGGTTATACTGACGTAAGTATCACAGTTACACAAAAATCTTCGGGCGCTTCTTCAGAAGAAACAATTGACGAAATAAGATTCAACGCAGTAAGAAATGCAACAGCTCAAAATAGATTAGTTACAACCGTTGATTATTCTAATTTTTTAATTGCAAACTTTCCTTACATTGAACAAGCAGTTGTTTGGGGTGGAGAAGATAATGAGCCTCCGAAATATGGTAAGGTGTTTATTTCAATTCAACCCAAACCCAATCAGGTTTTAACCACTCAAAGAAAAACTACAATTTTAAATGAAATCAACAAGAGAAGAATGCTGGGAATGCAAACTGAATTTGTTGATCCTGAAATCATTTACATTGTAATTCAAGACATAGCTAAATACAATCCGAATATAACTAATGATAGCTCTACAGATATTGAAAACGCTATTCGAATTGCAGTTAATAATTACTTTAACGAAAACATTACAAAATTTGGCGATGATTTTTCTGCATCGAAACTTATCGGCGCTATTGATAACTCAAAAGAATCTATTATTAGTAATAGTATGATTCCTATTCTAGAAAAAAGATTCAATCCGACTGCCGGAGTAGCTTTTTCACAAAATTTTAAACTAGGAAATAAGATTCAACCTGAGGCGTTATCTTCTACATATTTTTTCTTTAATAGTTTAGGTGAAGTAATTCAAAGTAAATTAATTGATGTACAGAACGCTACACTAACCGTGGTTACAGGCACTTACAGAAGAACAGGTCAAATAGTCACAGTAAGCACACCTTTAGCACCACACGGTCTGGTGGCAGGAGAAACCGTAACGGTGAATTTCTCAGGATCTGCTCTTGACGGAAATTATTTAATAGATAGCGTTCCCACTCCAAGAACATTACAACTAATTACTGAAGAATCGGGTGTTGACTACGGGACTATATCAATTATTGAACAAAGAACAGGGACCATTAAGGTTGTAACAACTCGTGATAACAGAATTTTAAATAACAATGTCGGCAAGATTCAATATGATTCCGGAGTGGTTGTTATAGATTCTTTAAATGTGTATGGGTTTTTAATTGATCAAACAGATTTAAGGCTCTATTTACGTTTAACTCGTGATTCAGAAGATATTTTTGCTTCGAAAAATCAAGTTTTACGTTTAGACACGGATTCTGCTAACGAAGCTGTAAATCGTCTAGCAGGTATTTCTCTTAGCACTATACCAGTTCCTAAATAATAATGTCAAATAATCTAGATGAAAAATTATCGTTGATCGTTCAAGATCAGATTCCTGATTTTGTTCGTGACACTTATCCCGTTTTTCAAACATTCCTTGAAAAATACTATGAACAAGGTGAACAAATTGATGAAATTCAGTATAACATACAAAAGGCAAAAGCGTTTGCTGATATTGACGAAACCGCAAATGCTTTTGTTGATTAT